CAGTCGCCGACGCTCGCACCTTTTTTGCATATAGGTCAAAAAGCCAAAAGTGACAAAATGGCCCTGCGCCACCCCCCGACCCCAAAACGTAAACCATGAGCAGCAACGCAACCGATCTGAAACCAGATGCGTCACAACCTGACAAACTGACCGCGACCAATTTGGCGAAGGCTTTAGGCATCGCACGCAAGACCCTTTACCACCTGCGCAAGACCGAAGGCGGCCCGAAGGCAAACGACTTGCTTGCGTGGCAAGCCTACCTTGAAGAGCGCGCCCTGACTACGCGCGACGGCAAGAGCGATGAACACCTGACCCAAGACTTGCAGACGCTAAAGCGGCGACTGCTCACGGCCCAAGCTGGAAAAGAGGAGGCAGTCAGGCGGCTGAAGGAATTGCAGTTGCAGAGAGAGCGCGACGGCCTTGTGCCAATGTCGGAGGCGCGCGAGGCAATCAACCGGACGTTGCAACCCTTGCGCCAGTTGCTCGACGCCTTGCCCAGCGCGGCGGCACTGGCGGCCAATCCAACCGAACCAGCGCACGCCGAGGAGGCAATCCGCGAGGAATTAGACAAGGTTTTCCGCATGATTCAAGAGGGGGAAAATGAGCAAGACGCTTGACGAGTTCGCACGCGAGGCGTTTGCGTATCGCGCCCCGTTATCGGTCGAGGATTGGGCGACGAAATCGGTTGAGCTTTCGGAGCGAGTGACCGAACAGGCTGGCCCCTATACGACCAAAAACCATCCCTATGTGCGCGAGATAATCGAGGCAATCCGCAACCCAAGGATCAACAGAGTTTCGCTTTGCTGGGGATCGCAGACGGCAAAGACGACCAGCTTTTATGTTATGCTCGGCTTTGTAATTGATCAAAAGCCGAAGCCTATTTTGTGGGTTTTCCCCAATGAGAAATTATGCAAAACGTTTGCCGCAGATCGTTGGTTGCCATTCTGCCGAGAGTCCAGCGTGATCGCAAAACACTTGCCTCTCAACGGCGAGGTCGGGATTGATTCGGACAAGTTCACGCTGACCAAGCAAGAGTTTTCACGATGCACAATGAACCTTGTCGGCGCGGGATCATCGGCCAACGTGCGCAGTTATCCGGTCAGCGTTTTGGTTTTGGACGAGATCGACGTGATACCCGAAGGCACGCGCCGCGAGTGCCTAGACCGAACGAAGGGCAAACAGGATTTCACGATCCTTCAAAGCTCGACCCCTATCAGTGAAACGGGCGGAATCTGGCAAGAGTTTATGGAGGGCGACCGCCGCCGCTTTCATATCCCATGCCCGCATTGCGGGGAGCGTTTTGTTTTTCGCTGGCTCAATGATGAGGGCAAGCGGAACCTGCAATGGAGCGAGGAGGCAAAAGGCGAGGGCGGCGAGTGGAATATGCGCGAGGTCGAGAGGTCTGCGCGATACGTCTGCGAGCAGTGCGGGGAACCCATCAGCGACATTCACAAGATGAAAGCACTGCGCGCGGGCAAGTGGATCGCGGGCAACAGCAACGCCGAACGGGGCGTGCGGTCTTATCACCTCAACAGCTTTTATTCGCCTGTGTTAACCTTTGGCCGAATCGCTGTTGAATACCTCAAGGCATCAAAGACAATCGAGGGCGAAAAGGCTTTCACTAATGGCTGGCTTGCCGAGCCTTGGCGGCCAGACGTAGAAGGGCCAGTTGACGCTAAAGCGTTCAAGGAATTGGAAGGCGAATTTGAGCGGGGCGAAATCGCTGGCGATTATCGGCTGATTGCTGCCGACGTGCAGCGCGACCACTTTGTTTGGATTGTGCGCGGGTTTGATCGGGACGGGCGCAGCTATTTGATCGACAACGGGCTTGCCTATACATTTGAAGATTTGCACGCCATCGGCCAAAAATACGAATGCGCAAAAGGGATTATTGACACCGGATACCGCACCCAAGAAATCTATGAAGCGATCTTCAACTTTCGCCCGTTTTGGTTTGGCGCAAAAGGTCAGGACAAAATGCAGACCAGTTACCGCATCAACAACCTTGACCCGTTCGCCCATGATCAAAGAAACGGCAAGGCGACGGTCGTTTTGTGTCACCTAAACAAAGACATCTGGCAACAAGAGATGTTGCGCAAGCGATCTGGCGCGGCGATGAATTGGCACGTTTACAAAGGGCCGGATTCGGAATATATCCGCCAAATGCTTTCAACCAATTTGATCGAAAGCACAAACAAGCGCGGCCAGATTGTGCGCGAGTGGAAAGTGGCGGGCCACAAACAAGATCACTTTTGGGATTGCGAAACCTATTGTCTGGCGTTGGCTCACATCTACGGATTGACCGGAGCCAAAGCAAAACAGCGGGACGAAGCCCACAAGGTTGAAAAGACAAAGCGTCGCGCGCCGCGTCGGCAGTCTCAAGACGAAGAAAGTATTTGGTGAAATGGCTGCCGTAAGACTTCAGGCAATACAACTTGATAAGGGGGTAAACTTTAAGCCTTTCTATAAGGCAATGGAAAAGCTGAAAAAACAACTTTCACCAAAAGTGAATGACAAGCAGATGCTTGATTTGACGCGATTGGTTGCTGGCAGGATTTTAGGACAAGCCGCAAACAACACTGGCGTGACAACAAAGAGGGGAAAGTTTTCCAAATCACTTGGAACAGGTCGCGCGCACATCAAGAAAAAATATACTTGGCCAAAGCCAGCAACGCGCGGGAAAAATAAAGGCAGGGTCAAACCTGTTTACCCGTCAGCGGTTAAAAGCATAAAATACAATGGCAAGGTTTACACGTTCTCGGCGTGGGCGACGGGCACAATGTATTTCAGAAAATCGTTTTACGGTAAAATTATTCCTGTCGTCGAAAAGGGATTGACCAAAGCAAAGAACCGCGCGCTCAAAAGGTTAGGGTCAGGCAAGGCGGCATGGTACTCAATCGCAAAAGCTCACAAGTTGCCAGTGTCATCTTTCAAAGACAAAGGCCAGCTTGGCGTTGCACTGCGCGCGGTTACTGGCAGATACAAAAACGCAATCAGATCAAAGGAGATCAACCGCAGCGGGCGCGTTGGTATCGAGTTCACAAACGCGGTTTTCAATTCAGTAAATCCACACACGCGCGGCCTCGATGCTTTCCGCAGATCGGTCAAAGGTCAATCAAGTGCGGTTAGTGTTTTGATAAGAAAAGGCTACATCACAAGCATCAAAAAAGCATTCGCCAACCTCAAGCACACCGCAAAATAACCCTGTTTTTTCAGGCTCAAAAAAAAGTGAAATTTTCTCTTTACACGCAAGCGGTCTGCCTTTAGATTCACACCAGATGAACGCAACAAAGACAATCAAGAGGTTGAGCAAATTACAAGAAATCGAAACGTCATACGAGTGTGCCGACTTTATACAGGGAGCGCACACACGCGCAACCGATAGGGGGTGGGTTTCGCCTCAATATACAGAAACCCAAAGATTGTTGAATGTCATTCACGGGCTTATTCAAACGGCCTACGGAATGCACGCATCAGAAAACCTGTCAAAAGCTGCTGAGAAAAGAATCATGGAAAGCGTGCGCAACACTTTGTTTTTCAGGCTCCGAACAGATGCAGATTTTCAAAACGTGATGATCCGCCAAACAGATATCAGAAAAAAAATAAAATAAACCGTTGACACGCAAGCCGCTTGACTTTATCGTGTCCGAACAATGAACGACAGCAACAAACAATCAAGGGCGAAGGCGGGCGGCGAAATCGGAATCAACGGCGAATTTTTTGAGGGCGGTCAATTCCTGCCGTCAACAACAATGCCAAAACGTGAACGCGAAAAGATCGAACGCGCGGCAACAGGGCGCGAACAATTTGAGCGCGGCTTTGGGGCTGACAACTGGCAAGTGCCGCCTGTCGGCAAGGCTCCGATTTTGCGTCATTTTTCTACGTTCATGAATCAGCGTTTTATGGATCACATGGGTTTCAACGAGGCCGAGCTTGAGCAGTTCGCAGCACTCAAAAAAATGTGGGAAGCTGGCGAGCGTTGGTTTGATATAAACGATTTCCCAGACATGGCAAACTTCGCCGACAAGGCAAGGATCATCAAATCCCAAAACCCCAACCTCTAAACCGCCACCCAAACACGCCCGCCAAAAGGCGGGCTTTTTTTGTGCCCTAATGGGACAAACTCGCCAAGAATACAGTGGCGGCCAACCTGACATTGACCCAGATGAAAACGTTGCGCGATAACCTCGTGACGGCGTACACCACATTGAGCGACAACCCAACCAAGCAATATCTGCTTGGGGATCGCAATTTTATTTACGAGGATCGTGCGTCGATCTGGAAAGAGATAGGCCACTTGACGCGCTTGATCTGCTTGCTCGATCCGACCGAAAAGGCTAAGGGGTCGAACCGCGCTGATTTACGATATTGGTCATGAGCAGCATAATCGACAGAGCAAAGACGGCGGCCCGTGTGCTGTTCGGCTATGAGGCAATCGCAAACACACGTTATCGCCGCACGCGCGGCGTTGACCCGTTGCGCGGCGAAGAGGTCGAGTTGCAAGGATACGACCGCGATCGCTTGGTTTCTACTCTGCTAAACCTCAAGCGCAATGATCCTGTCGCCAAGGCAATCTCTCGACTGCGCCGCACTGACGTTGTGGGGGGTGGGATAATCCCGCAGCCATCAACGGGCGACGATTCGACTGACGATCAGATTAGCGAGATGTGGGCGCAATGGTCGGCCATGCCTGAAGTGACTTGCACGATGGACATGACCCAGATGCAACAGGAGATTGCAGACGCGCCTTTGTTCTTTGGTGACATTGGCGTTCTGCTGACTCGCGGCGGGCGAGTGCAGCTAATCGAGGGCGATCGCATCGGCTCGCCTACGCTTTCGGCATCCGAAAGCAACCCCAACAAAAATGGCGTGATCGTCGGCCCAGCGGGCAAGCCGCGCACCTATCAGATCGGCGACCGTATCAACGGCACGCTGAAGAATTTTAGAGACGTTCCCGCGCGTAATTTTCTTTTGTTTTACAAGCGAATGAGGCCGCAACAATGGCGCGGCGTTCCTGAGCTTGCGCCGTGCGTCAACAGCTTGCAGGACGTTCGCGAGTACGAAGGCATCGAGATGATCTCAGCCAAGGTTAGCGCGTCGCTGGCTGCCGTTATCAAGCGACAAGATT